TTTCCTGTCGAGTTCGATATGAGGCCCGTCCTTGAAGGTCCGCCAATCGCCGCCCCAGACGATGGGCACCTTGAGTTCCTGCGCGGCCTTCTTGAAAGCGTCCGCCACCGGCTTGAACGCAGGCCATTTCCATGTGATTTGCCCACCGACGACGGGAACGAAGTCGATAGCGTGACCCGTCAGGTGGCGCGACTTCATGGTCTTCGACGCGCCCTTGGCGACCAGTTCTTTCTGGCGCTCGACCGTGCGCAAGCCTTCGGTGATAATGAACGGCGTCGGGCTAAGTTCAGCGGCGCGCTTGACCACGCGCACAAGGTCGCCGTGCACGCCTTTCAGCGCGGCGAGGCTTCGGGTGTTGAGCATGGCTAGTAGGCTTCGGCGTAATATCGAACGCGCCAGTTTGCGCCTGTAATGGGAAAAGAAGCGCCCGTGGTTTTATTGTGGATGCGCCATTGGATGACGTTGGCTTGACGCACGTTTAAGTTTGTTGCGTCTGGTGTCGCAGTCCAGCCCGATGCCGAGGCGCCGTCAAAGCTAGCGTTTGACCAAGTGACCACGTCGTTTAACGAGTAACCACCCTCCACAGATGCACAGCGAAGTTCAGAATAAACAACAACAGGCCGGACACCCAATCCATGCGGCAATGTATTGAGGGCAGCAGACGAAATAGTCTGGTCCCCGCTGTAATACAAATACCGCCCCTGCACCGTCAGCCACTGCCCGCCGTCCGAAATAATCGTGACCCGCGACATGCCGAAGGTCTGCCGCGTGGTTGCCCCGTCCAGTGTCTCCGAACCGTTCGGGTCAATGACGACAGCATAATCCGTGGACGAATTGACCACGGTAATCGACTGCCCCACCATGGATGCGGCGGAAGGAAGGGTCAAAGTCGCCGTTGCCGAGAGGGAGCCGAAGTAGATAAACCCGCCTGCGTTGGCCGTTGTCGCGCCGTAGTTTCCGGTCGCGGTGACAAGGGGCAAGGCCACGCTGCGCGCACTGACACCGCTGGCCCGCTGGTAACTGACACACCGCCAGTTCGACCCGGTGGCGTCCTGCGCCGCGTCGTTGATAAATTCCGCCACGTCGCCCGCCACGGTCGTGATATTGACCGCACCCGGCAGAATGAAACTGGTGCCGTTGTGTGTCAGTTGCAGCGCCCCAGCAAAGCGCAACGATACCCGCCGCCCGCCCGAGCCGGTCGATATACCCGTGACCGTGGTCGTGCCCGTGACCGTAAACACCCCACCCCCCGTTGCCGGAAGCGAAAGCGTGCTGGCCGACGCAAGGTCAGTCCCCCGCTGCCAGAGACCCGCAAGCGCGTCGGGCGTCACCGCCTTGGTCGCGTCGGTGCCCGTCAGGACTTCAGACACATTGGCGGCGTTGATAAGGCTGTCCACCCCGCCTTCAAGAATCCAGGCGCTGTTGGCAGCATTGCGGCGGTAGACATTCCCGTCCGTCGTATTGTGATAGCGCAGGAACGGATAGGCGGTCGCTGGCGCACTGGCCACGCTGATAATCTGGCTTGTCCCGTCCACCGGGTCCAGCGTGTCAATGGCCACGTCGGCACTGGTGGTCAGCACCACCTTGTATCGCCCGGCGACGAGATAGATATCCCCGAAGCGCCCGTTCGCGTCTGCAACCACAGGGTTTGCATTGACGCTAGTCAATCCTGCGTCGGAATAAGTAGCCTTCGGGGTGGTGGTTCCTGTTTCATAGAAATAGGCTTTTGCGGCAATATGCGGTGTGCCGTTGCCGTCAGAAAGCTGTTGGCCGGAAAGCCAGAAGAGTTGAGCCATGGGACTGCCCTTTAATGGAGTGTTCTAGATGCCGATGTGGCGACAGATAGCCGCCCCGCTGATTATGGTCGGCGGCTTTGGTCTTATATTTGTGCTGTTTGGCACTTACGGCCTAGCAGGCGCTTTTCTTGGCTTGCTGCCAACGTACTTTGCGTTCGGGGTCGGCCTTGGTTATTGGTGGGGCCACCCGTCAGACCAATACGTCATTGAACTTATGCGCATACTGCGTGCGCGCGGAATTATTCAGTAATTGCCTGCTGAATGACTGACTGATTTGCACCAATGGTGCCAGCAGTCGTTCTGGCACCAAGCACTCGCGCCAACTCATTGGATGACGAGCGAGCATCTAGCGCAGCCTTCAAGCGCAAAAGCATCTCCTGCGCTTTTTGCCCCTTTGTTTGTGTGAGGGCATTCGCAATGTCGCTGTACAGCTTATCCTCAAGCGCCAATCGCTCTTCAGGGGTGGCCCGCAACAGAACCTGGAAAATACGCTTTGTTGCCTGACCAACGCTGCCTTGCTTCAGCAACTCCAGAACGGAAGAGCCGCCCAAGGCATTGACTTGATTTGTCGTAGCAGTGCGCGCGTATGTCTGAGAACCTTTTGCCACTGCCTGCTTCATCTGCGCAGCCTTGGCAAAGCGTCCAAGTTGCCCATAAAAGGCTCTAAATTCACGGTCGCCCAACACCAGTTTTAGCTTGTTGCGCGCATTCCTTGACGAAAGCTCGCGGATTGTTTTGGTCAGCTCCTCCGGCCCAACATCCGCATCGTCCGACAAGGCTTTGACCCGACCGAGCACGTTGTCGAGATAATCACGAATACCCTTCCTGACCGCCTCTGCTTCAGGCTTGGTTGCGCCCTTTAGTTGCATCACAACATCGTCAACGCTTGTTGCGTCTGACAGTACAGTGCGCCCAAATTTTAGCGCCGCGACTTCACGCGCAGGCTCTGCCGCAGTGTCGAGGGCGGCTCGATACGGCTTAACATTGTCCGCAAGGGTATCGCGCACCAAGTTTGACAATCTCTCCAGCGCCCTTCCCATTTTTGTTTGTCCGCCAAGTTGGCCCATGCCGTCGCCTTGTGCAGCGAGAGCGTCGAGAGCCTCTTTGACGTAACTCATCTGGCGCATGTCGGGCATGGCCTTGAGCGTAATCGTTCCATCATCTGCAACCTGAAGCAGGCGCTGTAACGATTCGTCTCCGTCCACCTTCATTAGTTTGGCCGCATATCCCCAAGCCTCGCCTGGAATGCGTTTAAAAAGGCCCTCTAGTTTTTGGCCCGACGCATTTGCGTAGTTGATTGGTTGCTTGAATGCGGCTTCATACGCTTCGTTGCGCGCCTCAGCGGTCCCCGACCGGATGGCAGTCATTCGCTGCCCAATGCCGACCGGCTTGCCAAGCGTGTTGTCTAAAGTCTCGCGCACCATACCGTCAGCACGGGCCAGCCTCTGGGCTATGGCCTCCCGCGCCGCTGTTGCACCCGGCCCGCTGCGCTGCAGGGCCGTGTCGAGAAGCTGCATAGAGGAATCGCCAGCATCTGCCAGCATGGCGTCTGCCCCACCCCTTGCTATCCTGTCGCGGCCTTTGGTTGTCAGTGTGTCGTCGGCTGCCAACTGACGCAGCAAGACCTCTGCCGCATCGCGGCTGATGCCGAGCCTTTTTAGCATTGCGTCCGAGGCAATAAAATCTGTTACCTTCTGCGCGCCGCCCGCAATGGCACCCCCGACGTAAGGTGAGACAAACCCAAGAGGGCCTGCAAGCACCGCACCAAAAGCAGCATTTCCTGCCCGGTTGCCAAAGCCCCCCTCCCCGCGCGTAAACATATCTGCGGCACCTATGCCCGACGCAATCGCACCTGTCTTTGCTGCCTGCCCAAGCGTTGGCATTACGATGCGGGCTGCTTTCTCTGTTTGCGTTGCAGTGCCGCCCAAACCCAGCGCACGGGCACCGGCAACCGCCCCCGCAACACCGCCGCCTATCTGCGTTGCCGTGTTTAAAGCGCCAAACTGCTTTTCATTGTAGCGGCTTCGGGCGCGCTCATAATCCAGATTCTCTTGGTAGTCTCCGCCGCCGATGGGATTCAACGAATTGAGAAACGCGCTCGTTTCGTCGATACCGCCAAAAGCCCCGCTAGCAAAATCGCGGACAAAATTGTCGGCTGCGTTGAGCACACCTTGTCCGAAATAATCTTCGCTATTCGACGCACGCTGCTGCTCCTTGTTCACATAAGCGTCTGCAATGCCCGCCAGTGTCTGCTCATCTGCACCCGCCTTGCGCGCCTCGCGGTACTTCGCCTGAATGTCTGACAAACCCATGCCCTTGAAGGGGTCGGCAGGCTTGCTGTTCTGTGACGTAACAAACTGCACCAATTCGTCCTGCGAAGGCTCAACACCGTCAGGCGTCGAAACTTCAAATTCCTGCCCGTCAGGTGATGTAATCCGATACTTTGGCATCAGTTTCCAACCTTGTTCACAGACCAGCCGCTTGTCTTGCCTGCAACAGCGGGGTTTGGCTTGCCGGTCGCAGCACCTTGCGCTGGAGGATTTCTGTATGCGTCAACACCAGCTTGCTGAAGCCTGTCATCATTGATGTTGCGCGCTCGATTTATAATCGACTGAACAGTCCCAAGCTGCGCGTTCAACCCTTTCGTACCGCGCGCCATCTGCATGACACCCGTAGGGTCTTCGACAATCTTAGTCATCAGCATATAATCTGGACCGTTCAACACACCCAACTCATACAGGTTCTTCATCTGCATCAGCAGGTCGGTGTGCATTGTTTCAACGCTTGAAACTTCCGCGCCTCTTGTAAGCAGACGCCCGCCACTTGTGGTCTTACCAAGAGCCGTCGTATATGCTTTCAAGCTATTCTCCAGCTCGTCAATCTGTTTGTTGCTATTTCGTATCTTGCTTAGTTCTCCGGGCTGCAGCCTCGCCGGGTCACCCGGACCGCCAGGGATTGCGACAAGACGAGAGCCATCAGGACTATAATTGTAGCCAGAGGGTGCATTTGGCCCGCCACCACCGCGCATGCTTGCCGCCGCCGCCGCGTAAGATTGCGCCGCGTTTGCGTTTGACGCCCTCACTTGGGCGTTGGTCCGTATTTCGTCCAGCTTGTAGCCGCGCTCTTTCCACTGCTGCTCGAGTTGGTCGCCAATGCTCATGGACTCGCTGATAATGCGGTCGCGCTGGTCAAAGCCGGGAACCTCGCCGTCCATGCCCAATTCGCGCATAACCTGTGCTGCACCTGCGGCCCACTTCTCAGGGGTATTAAGTGCCATGGCCGCGCGCGCGAGCGTGTCCTTGCGCCGCATGGCCTCTTGCAGTTGGCGGTCGTCCATTTGCCACTGGAACTGCTGGTCTGAACGCTGGTCCGCACGGTCCTGCCGCATGCGCTGGCGTTCGGCTTCCTTCTGGGCCTCCTGGCGCTCAAGGCCAGACTGATAGGCATTCAGGAAGTTGCCGACAATGTTGGGCTGCTGAATTTGCATGTATTAGCCTCCGGGGGGCTGGCTGAAGTAATTCGACGGATAGCGCATGGTGCTCATGGGCACCTTGGAAACCGTGGGCGCTTGCGGCTTATCAAACCACCCGCCCTGATAAGCCCCATACATTTGCGCGCCCTGACTGAGCGCGTTGTTGATACTGTTGCCCATGTTGATATAGCCCTGCGCCCGTGCATTGCCTGCGGCCTGATACGCATTGGCCTGACCCGACGCGGCGTTCGCACCAAACTGTCCGGTCTGCGTGGCAGCACCCGCACCCGTATCCACCATGCCGCCCAAGCGGCTGAGGTAGTTGTTGAAGTCGCCGAGATAAAGCTGGCCCGTGCGGTCGCCGATTTCCTGCGCGGTCGCGCCCGAGAACAGGCCCCCGCGTGCGGCGCGCGAAGCGTCTACAGCGCCGACCGTGTCCTGCACCATGCGGGCGAGGAACGGGCTTTGCGTGTAGCCCTGAAGAGCAGCCTGATAGGCGTCCGGCCCTCCCATGCCAAGCAAGTCACCATAGCGGCCCAAGGCGGTAGCACCCGTGTCACGATAGGGTGCAAGGTCGGCGCGTGTCTGTTCGTACTGCTGGCGCTGAATGTCTGCAGACTGCTGTGCGGCTCTCTTCTGCGCGCTTGCGGCCTTGTTCCCGGCAGCAATACTGGCACCCGCGCCGATTGCGGCGCTTCCGACAATGGCAACTGCGACCATGTTTAATCTCCAATGTACTTGATAAAAAGCCTTTCGGCCTCGTCCCACCCGCTGCGCTCAAAGAGCCTTGAGGCGTCACGGGACAACTTGGTTCCTGTAAACAGGCGGCGCACACCGCGTGCCTTCAGCGCATGTTCGGCACTGGCAAACAAGTTCGCGCCATTCATCCAAAGCCTGTACGAAGGCTTCAGGTAATAAAGGTCGTAAAACGCGCTGAGACACGACTTGTAGTGCAAGTGCGGCCTGACAATCGCAGTCAGATACCCAACGCAAACGCCACGGTCACGGCCAACCGTCACATGAAGCTGACCCGTGTCTGCGAGCCTTGCGTATTCGCCGTAATCCGGGTCAAGCGGGACGCAATCCTTGTGCATGCCGACTTCAAGCCAATGGTCTGGCCATAGCTGTTCAAGTTCGGCAACCACGTCGTGCCAGTTTTCAGTCTGAAACGTCACAGGCATGGGCGAATGTCGACGATAAGGGCAAGGCGGTCGTCGGCGCTGTTGTTCAGCACTTCATGCTCCTGCGAATTGTCAAACCACCAGATGTCGCCGGTCTTCATGAACACTTGTTCGTCCCCTGCCCGAAACACAACACCAGGCAGGGACTGAAGTGCAATTTGGTATCGCTTGTAGTACCTTGCGTGCTCTCCGCCGTCGACGTGCGGATGAATGCGCTTTCCCGGTCTCAAGCGCGTGATAAGCACTCGCCCCAGACGCTCGCCTTCCACTTGCCGCATAAGGCCAAACACAATGCTGCGCACGCCCTGAATCTGGTTCAAGGCCGGATAGTTCTGGCTTTCGTGGGCGTCCACAATGTCTTCGGCGCGAAGTGTGTCAGATTGAAACCGCAGCCATATGTCGTCACATTCGGCGTGGGGCGTGCCAGGATATACACGACGAAGGTCGTTGGTGTTCCAAAGGTCGGGGCGTGTCTGCAAGGCATGCACGATTGCGACCGTGTCAAGACCTTCGCAAAGCCTGTAAAAGTTTTTCACCGCACCCTCACGATAAAGCCAACGTCATTGGGAATAGTAACGGTCGTGGCCGTGGTGACATAGGCAGCGTCGGTCTGGGCGTAGTCCCAGAGGTCGGGATAATCCGCCTTCGACACAACCTGTCCGGTCTTGGCCAGAAAGCGCGCGTTGGGCGTGCCTGCGTATTTGATAGACCCACCCACCGGAATAAGGCTTTCCTCATGGTCGAGAATGGCCTGAAGAAAGCCCAAGACTTCCCGGTTGTCCCCATGCAGCTTTGCCGGCACGTTGGGCCTGACGCGGCGCACCATGGGTTCAGTACCCGTCCAGCATGCGTTGACGGGCCTGCATGCGCGCGGCGTCGTCCATGCGCTGCATGATACGCTGGTTATTCATTGCCATGTTGCCCGCCCCCCCGGCCATGGCCGCGCGGGGGTCCTGCCCGCGCTCCCGCCCAAACAATGCAAGGAAATTCTGGAAGGGTGACGATTGCGGGCGCGGCATGGGTTGCGTGTTCGGCATGACACCCCGCGCGCGCGCAATGTAATCACGAATGCTTTCGGGCTGGGGCTGGGGCGCGCCTTGCGGAAGCGACCCCATAAGCGCCTGGCGTTCGGCTTCCCGCTGCTGCTGGTAATACGCTTCCAGTTCCGCTTCCTTCTGCATGGCCTGAAGCCTTTGCATGTCATTGGCGTTGATACCGCCCTGACCGTTGCCCAGTTTTGAAAGCATGTTCGGCATTAGTTGGTTCCCACCTGAATATCTGCCCACGCGCCGAGAAACACGGCCTTCACCGGGTCGGACACGCGAAAGCGAATAATGCGTTGACGATAGCTGCCGCAGGCAAACCACACCGCGCGCCATTTGTTTTGCCCCACTGGCCCCATGGCCGCAGGGCGCGGGTCAGACCACGTTCGCCCGCCGTCGTCGGAATAGCACATGAGCACCTGAGGGTTAGACCCCTGCCCCGTCACCAACCCCACCCCGGCTTCGATATCCAGTTCCAGACGCGGCATGAAGGCCCTGCGCCCGTCATGGTGCAGTTGCAGGCTGGTGGCTTCTCGGACGAGGCCCATGCCCCCTTCGGCATAGCTGTCGGCCAAGAGTTCGTAGAGGTTCCCGTCGCTGGAGCCGACCACCTGGCGCTGGCCGTTCAAGGTCAGGTTGCGCGCGTCCCAGCCCCCCGTCGCGTCCGACCCCATGGGCCAGGTGCCTGACTTCCGGTAGGACCAGAGGTTGGTCGATATGTCCCACGCAAAGGACCATTCGTTGGGCAACGTCAGCACATAAAACAAGTGCCCGCGCTGCTGGTAGGTGAAGGCACTGAGCGCCGAGAGGTCGGACACCTGTTCCAGATAGTTGTCCACTTCCGGCGGGCTAATCTTGCGCGGCGCGTAGCCTTCGGCGCGATAGACGCTGACCCCGCCCGCCCGTCCGTCACGCCCCACCCATGTCAGGCCACTATCAACGACCACAGCCGTGTCACGGGCAACGCAGCCGATATTGGCCGCAGCCGTTGCGGTCTTGGCGAAGGCATTCGCCCCGCTGTCGCCGGTCGGGCCCCACCATTCAACGGAACGTGAGCCCAGCAATGCCACGTCATTGGCAACCGCACGAATGGCGACCAGATTGTCGCTTTCCGCTTCGCCGGTAGCGAAGTTGTTGGCCGGGAACGTCGTGTCGTTGATTAGCTTCCAGCGAAAGCGCCCTGAGTTCGCGACCGATATCAGCGAATAGCTGGCAATCGACGTGCAGCTTGACGCCTGTTCGAACCCACCCCCCGAATGTTCACTCAAGGCCAAGGTCGGCACGTCAAACTGGTAGGATTTGATTTCGCCGACGATATCAATCTGCGCGCCGTTGTAGGCCATATCGACCGGCAGACTGCCTTCAATGGTGCCGAGCGCCGTGGTCGAGCCACCGCCCGTCACTGCATGAAGTGTAGTGCCGACCACCACATAATGCTGGTCGCCCGCCGTGATTTGCCCCCGCACTTGCCCCCCGCCAATCGTGGAGAAAAGATTGCGTGTCGGCGTGCCATAGCAGACAAAGTCCGTGCGCCCTTCGCCTTCGACCGGCTCGCCATACATGTTGACGAGCGAGGTCATGCCCGCCGATTTCGACCGACCGACATTGAAGGCTCGCCCGAAGGGCACGCGGATACGGGGCATTAGGACCAAATCACCTGAATGTAGCCATTGAACCCGGCGTCATTGGCGGTCGAAGCAAAAGCCCCGTCGCCCGGACTGCCACCCGTCGTCCCGGCCAAGGCCCCGGAGAATGTCGCCCCGCCCGCCCTTCCCGGCGTGCCCGCTGCTTCTTCACCGGGCGGCGTGGCCACATAGCCCGAACCGCTTTGGCCCGTGATATTGGTGTCCCCGCCTGAGGCCGTTCCGCCAGTTCCGTCCGCAAGGTTGGTGCCTTTGTTCCCACCATTGCACGTCACCGACACGGCAGAACCGTTCAGGGTTCCGGATACCGTCGTATTGCCACCATTGTTGCTGGCCGACCCTGACCCAATCGCGACAGTGAGCGTGGTTCCCCATTCACCAGCCAGAACCGCGCGCGTGAGGTAGGCAAAGCCGCCCCCGCCCCCTGCCGACCCGTCAACAGGGGACACGCGCCCAAAAGCGGCCCCACCCGCCGCCTGCGCCCATATCTGCACCGTCGTTGCACCATTGGGAATGGTAATCGACGTGGTGCCGGGGAAGTAAAGTTCGCCCATGTTGAAAGGCTGTCCGGTAATGACGACGCCCGTCATGACGACAATCCGGTGCTGCCGGTGATTATCCAGGTGTTCGTTGCCACCTTGCGCAAGGTTGCGGTATTGCCGCGCGCCAGCGTGCGGGTGGCCGGGTCTGCACCCAGCGTGCCCACCCCGTCACCGCGCACAATGACGACACTTGCGCCCTTCGCAATCGTGACCGTGGTGGCTGTGGCCGAGCCGCCATTCGTATTATCCAGCAGAATGGTCGTGCCAATTGGAAATGCTACTGTTGCATTAGCCGGGACCGTCCACGTCTGGGCCGTGTTGTCGCCCTTGTAAATCACCTTGCCATTGTCCGACAAAGTCAGCGTATAGCCCGTGCCCCCCGTGCGGGTGTTCATGGGCGTGCCACGAAAGCCGACCGTCCGGTCACTGGTGGACCCGGTGTCGGAAATGTCCACGTCACCCGTGGCGCTGTTCTTGACCACACCCATGTCAGGGCACCGAGACAAGGTTGGAGTAAATGCCGGTCGGCGAACCCGTAATGAGCACGCGCACTTCAGCGTCGGCCCCGAGTGTCACTTCAAGGAACCCGTTCGCCGTGAGGCTGGCCCCCGTGATATTCGTCGCCGTGCCGTTGGCGTTCTTCGCCTGAAGCTGCAAGGTCGCCGCGTTGAACGTGCCTTCCGCTTCCCAAATGTAGTCACCACCCTTCACGGTGACATAGTTCCCCGTCGCCGCTGCATTGCTGAGTAGCGTCAGGTTTTCGACATAGTAGGTATTCATGGACATTGCGTGTGTTCCTTCAGAAATAGTCCGTGACTACGGGTTCCTTGGCTGACCGTTGGCTGACATGCCGTTCGAGAAGGCGATAACCCGTGTCGCCCAAGGCATAGGGGATTTCGCTGCCCGGCCCGCGCCCATAGATTTCCGCGCACTGGCCCGCAATGACCTGCGCGTAAGGAAGCGCAGCCGCGTCGGGAATGGCACTATCAATCCAGTAAACCAGACCCTCTTCAATCAGCCATGCCCGCACCTTGTCGGCCCGCCGTTCAATGCGGTCCCGGTCGTCTGCCGACAACGCTTGACCCGGACCAATCAGGCCCAGTTCCTCGCCGACCAACTGATAGAGGTCTGTGTTCGTGATTGTCATTCGGCAGCCTCTTCAACCACGACCTTGCGGGGCCGTCCGCGCTTGGGCTTCGGCGCGTCGAAGACGTTCTCGACCATGACCGTGTCAGCCTCTTCGTCCATGGCTTCGAAAAGCGGGTGTCCCTTCAGCTTGGCAATGGCCGCAGGGTCAGTGACGACCACCCACACACCGACCGGGAATGTGTACCCGTACGCACGGGTTTCCGCTGGCACGTCGTCTGGCTTCAAATAGCCGCCTGTGAATCTGATAAGCATGGTTTCTCCGTCGCAAAAACGGCCAGGGGCGGACATAAGCCCGCCCCCGTGCCTTCATTGTTATGGCAGAGCCAGAATGGTCCCAATCATGCCAAGGCTAATCGTGCCAGAGGTTGGCACCGTGCCACCGGGGTTTGCAGCCACAGCGCCGGTGATGACCGTCTCCGCCGTGTACACATAGCCAGCACCCGTGACTGCGCTGGAAAACGCAGCCGTGCCCGTCTGACCGATATTTGTCGCCGCAAAGAGACGGTCAGCGTCTCCTGCGTCACCGACATTATAGGTCAGCGTGGTTGCGCCGTCCAAGTCAGTCGAACGCAGAACGCTTGAAATCAGCACGAAGCCCTTCGGCACCTTGCCAAATTCAAACGTGTCCGCCGTCGTCAGTGCCGCTGTCACCGGCACTTCGAACCAAAGAACGATTGCGTTCCCCGGGTGAGGACCAACGCCCACGTTGGGGCTGTTGGCAAGCTGCCTGCTTTTATACAGAGCCATGAGTTGAGTCCTTTCTAAAATTAATCGCCAGTGCCCGAGGTATATACGGTCACAATCCCATGTTGCTTCGACGCCGAGCTTGCGCCCGTCGCAAAGTGCAGCTTGGCAATGCCCCGCAGTTCCTCGATTGCAACGCCAGGACGGAACTTGTAGTCGCCCGTCGTGTCGGTAATCGGCGTTGGCTCCTGACCCCACGCAACCGCCATGGCCTGCTGGCCGCAGAGGAAGTTGGGTTCGACCGAAATCGAACCGTTACCCGCCGCCGCAAACCTCGCCGACGTGGTAATCAGCGTCGAGATTTCCTCAATCTGACGGACGATGACGCCGTCATAAATGAGGTCGCCATCCTGGAACAGCGGGTTCGAGTTCATGCCGCCACCTTCACGCGCGCGCGCGTCACGGTTGGCATTTATCATGACGCTGTCGTTCTTCAGGTCGCGGAACGAGCGAGCGCCCGCGAACATGACGAAGTATTCGCGCCCGTCTTCCAGACGGAACGGACGAATGGCAGGGCTTGCAGCCTTGGCCATGCGCTTGGCAAGCGAAACCACCGAAGCGGTCAGCTTGTCGTTCGTCGAGTCAACGGCACCCAGACCCGTGGCATGGTTTGCGTTCCAGTTTCCCGTGGCTGACCCGAAGAGGATACGGTCCTGGTTGGCAGCGCACCACGTATTGTAGTTCGCATCCGTCGCACCCGTCACCACGACGTTGCCGTCGCTGTCCACGATATCCGTCGCCGGAACCGAAGACGTGGTGACCGTCGGGCCTGCCATGTATTTAATCATGTCAGCCCGCAGCGTGTCCGAAGACCACAGCTTGAGCATGTCACGACCGGCATTCAGCAGGTCGATTTCGGTCTTGTACTGCGTGGACTTCGGCACCTTGACGGCGTTACGAATCCAGTCAACCGAAACAGCGCAGTTGTAGTTGCCAAGCTGCTCTTCCTTGCCGTCGAGAACGCCCGAACCACGCACACCGGCGGCGGTGAGTTTCGTCACCAGCGGGATGTTGATGGTCTTGCCGTTTTCCGAAGCAAGTTCGTACTTGGTCATGATGATGGAAGAAGACTTGCGGCCCATGTAGGGCAGGAATCCGGACTCGCGGACATATTCCGCGAGGTAGTCGCTCGACCACTTTTGCTTTTCCAAAGCGGACGAAAGAAGTGTCTCTGCCATGGCAGATGTTCCTTATGAACGGAACACCGCGTTAAACGCCTCCCCCGGCCCGACGGGCACGTTGGGGCCTTTGCCGCCCGCACTAGGTGCAGACGCCAAGCTAGGGCGTGGTAGCGGTGTCGATTGCGGGGACGGTGCAGATGTCCCGGCGTTCACCGCTTGTGTCTGGGGTTTGACATAGCCATTCGCTTCGGCCCATTTCTGGGCCCAGGCTTCAGGGTCGTCGTCGCCAATCTTCGACAAGCGCATGGAACGCTGGTGCTGCTGCACCACGAAGTCATAAGGGTCGACCTGACGTTGGACGGTGGCCCAGAGATGCGGATTGGTCTGCAGTTCTCCTGCAAGCCATTCCTCCGCAGCCTTGACCTTTTCAGCCCCATGCTGGCGCGAGGCCGTGGCATGGCTGATGGACGTTATGATTTCCCAGCGGTCACGTGCCCGTTGCGTTTCCAGTTGGCGGTTGAAGCCGTCCGGGTCTGCAATCGGGTCAATCAACTGCTGAGGCTTTTCAGCCGCTTCCACCTTTCGGCGATACTCTTCGAGTTCGCGTTCGAGGCGTTGGCGCTTTTCGCGTTCGTCCAGAACAGCGGCCATGGGTATGTATCCGGGCGGTGGCTGTACGGGCGCACCAACCGGCTGAACCGGGGCTGTGGTCTGGCTTTCCAGAGCGGGCGCTGGGGGCGGCGGCTCCGGGTTGGCAGGCGGCGCGGAATTGGCTTCCGGCGCGGGCTGCGTGTCTTCTTTCGGCGCGAAACGTCCTTGCTCGTCCCGTAGAAACGAGAGCTTGTCGTCTGTCATGTTTTCCCTTGGGTGTACGCCCGTCAAAGTCGGCGGCACTTCAAAACGCCCGTTCCTACGGCGGCGGCCCGTGTCTGCTGTCAGTGCAACAGCAACATGTCTTCGTCTTCGTCCTCGTCCGCTTCGCGTGCCAGGCGCACACGTTCACGAACGAGCCGATAAAATTCGTTGATTTCGTCCAATGCCTGCACCAATGCGGCGCGGGCGTCGGTATCAAGGCCGGTCGGCGCAAGGGCCAGCACTTCGCGTGCGGCCTGCTTGGCCTCTTCAGCCTGCTCGATAATCTCAGGCGGGGCGTCTTCAAGGTCGCGCCCCAGAATGTCCGCCATGAACTGGCGAACGTCGTCAATCTTGTCCCGCCGCTTGTTCCGGCGCTTGTAGGCGTAAGGGTCCCACCCGCCCTTCGAGCCGCCTTCGTCAACCGGCGTGCCCGAAAGCGTGCCGGTCGAAGACAGCGTCAACAGCCCAAGCGTGGCCGACAGGCTTCCCGATAGCCCCCCGCCCGTCAGCGTGCCGTCCGACACAAGGGTGAGCGTGCCCAAGGTCTTTGACAGCGTGCCGCTGAGGCCCGCCGCCAAGGTGCCCGAGGCTGACAGCGTGGCCGTGCCCAGCGTTTTGGACAGCGTGCCCGTCAGGCCATTGGCCAGCGTGCCGGAACCCGAAAGCGTCACCGCCCCCAAGGTCTTCGACAGCGTGCCGTTGATATCGCTTCCCGCTGCCTGCGGTCCAAGCAGCGTGAGAAGCGTCATGTCAGTCTAGCCTTCAGACCAGAGCGGAAAGCTGTTCAAGCGTGGTCTGCGTTTCGCCCAGTTCCGCTTCAATCTGCGTCAGTTGGACCGTGTCGCCCAAGCGGATAGCGGTTTCCCGCTGCGCCGACAGGTACAAAATGCGCGCTTCAGCCAGGCTGATAAGTTCAACGACGGTCATACCAACACCACCATTTCCTGCGCGACCGTCGATAGGTGCGATTGCAACAGCACCACGTCATAGGTGTCGTTGCCGTCGATGGCGGCATAGCAGGCCATGCGCTGGCCCAAGGCCGCCGTGCCCGCCTGAAGGAAGTCGGTCGGGGTGAAGGGACTGAGCACACGGTTCTGCACGTCGAAGCGCCAGATTTGGTTCACGGCGCTCGCGGTGTAGATGTTCATGTAGAACATGCGGCCTTCGTTGTCGCAGGGCGCGTAGGCCCCCGACGTGCCAACCGTCAAGGCAACCGCGCCGTCATAGGTGATGGCGCCCGTCCATGTCCCGGTAATCGTCGCCGCGATGTCCAGCACGTCCAGCGTCACCGCACCGCCACGGAAAAAGTAACAGAACGAATGGCGTGCGTTATGGCCTGTGTCGGGCTGAATGCCGAAGCTTGGTGCCCACATGCCACCCGACGCATTCGCCGCCGGGGCCGCGCCGAAATAGGTCGTGGACCACGCATTCGACGCAATGTTGTTCGTGCCATTGTTCACCGTCGCGTCACCGTAGTTGTAGGTATAGACGGTGGTGGTGGCGCTGGAACGCACCAGCATGAGGTTCGGCAGTTCAATCACGAACTTGGCACTGGTCGAAGGCGTCGTGGTCCAGTTGGTGCCGAGCGTATAGACCGCGCTGGGGCCTGCCGTGTGGCTGGCGATAATGCGCCGCTGTCCGACCGAGGCAGGTGTGGTCGTATCTTCGACAATGCGGATTTGGAAGTTGCGGTATTCGTTGGCGGCAACAACCGCGTCACCCAATGTCGCCTGGCCTGTCAGGGTTCCCGCTGCCGAGCCGGTGGCCGTCAGGGCATAGCGCGAGACAACGCCCGTGTCATAGTTATACGCGCCCTTCACCATGCCGTCGCCGGGGGAGTTGTCGTAGGGCGTATACTGTTCGTCCAGCACCATGATGGAACTGTCGGTGCCGATGGTGGCGGGCAAGCCGGTCGTCGAAAGGCCGGTCGAGAGCGTGTTCGACGCAACCTCGAACGAGCGCCAGATATTCGACGCTGTAGTGCCCGCACCCAGCATGAACACGCGACCGCCGATAATCTCGTAGCGCGCGCCTGTGGCAGGCGTAAAGCCAAAGCTGCTGGCAACGTCGATGACCGGCGTCGTGCCGGCGCTGTTGCCGACGATATAGCGTTCAGCAGTCTTGCCAGCCGTCGTGTCGATAATGCGCAGCTTGAAGCCGTATTCACCCGAGCCGCCGCGATTGGCCAGCATGTTGAGGCCAACGGCAGTAGGCAGTGCAGTCGAGAGCGTGACCCGCGTCGTGGTCGCACCCGCCGCAATCGTGCCGACAAGGCCTAGGGACGGGGCAAAGGCCATGGCCGCGCCCGCGCCAAACGTACCGGCCAAGGCAGGCGACTGCACGAACGACCAGCCCTTGGTCACGATATTGTAGCGGTTCAGGACCGTGTTGGATGCAAGCTGATAGACAAACGGATTGCGGCTTACGTCCGAGCGCATGTCCGACGCAAAGCAAGTCGCTGCCGCATGCGCGTTGGGTGCAGGCGCAATCTGCGCCCACATGAGCCGGTCAATGACTTTCTTGAAGTTGTTGGCCATTAGCTAATCCTGCTTCGCACGCAATCGGACCAAGCAGACAGGTTCGCGCCATACACCTGAATGCGGCCCTGAAGCGTGTCGATGGTGCTTAAGTTGGTGACGGTCGAGCACGTCGTGACCGTGGTAACCGTGGTGACGGTGCCAGATTCCAGAATGACCGTGCCGCGCTGGCGCTGCTGCGAGCGGTCATAGCCCTGCGGGGCGTTCAGCGCATTGATGATGCGGGAAAGCTGAAGATGGTTTTCCTCGTCGTGTATCTTCAGCGCATTGTCGATAACCGTGACGCCTTCGACCGCAATCGGCAACGGATTGGCACTGCTAACGTCCGCCGCCGCGCCGTCCGCCCCGGCTGCAATCTTGACGCGCTGGTAAAGCACGCCGCCGATATCGTCGGCAGCTACGGTCGCGCCCGAGCCGGGCGTATATCCTACGTTGTCAGCCATCAGGCATTCCCGTCTGTGAGCGTGAAGGTGTTGATGGTGAAGGACTGCCCCGCCGTGAATGACGCGCTGCTGACTTCCATGTCCCCACCGCCACCCGTCGCCGTGACCGTGCCTTGCAGGTGGCAAGTCGTGCCAAGGCTGTCGTAAAGCCGGAAATGCGCCGCCGTGCCCGTGTTGTTGGCTGACAGGTCTTGCCAGCTTCCGGCCAAGGCTTTCGTGCCGCTAGACGCATTGGCCATCCAGTCACTGGGCAGTGTCAGTTCAGCCAGGATGGTCCCGCTGTCAGCGGTTCCGCAGTTGGCAGGGGCAGCGCCCGTGCGGATGCGGATGATGGCACTGGTCCCCACCGTGGTTTCAATCGCGTCGAGGCGCGCATTGCGCACCGCTGTCGATAGCTGAATGGCCATTAGTTGATTGACCCCGTCACAATTTCCACTCGCTTCTCACCCGTGCGCGGGTCCTTGACCAAACGCTTCGGCGCGGCCATGACACCGGCCACCTGCGCAATCGCCTGCGCTGCCTGCCCGATACCGTCCGCCGCTTGGGCCATGACCTGTGCGTTCTGCGCCATGACTTCCGCCGTCTGCGCCTGCACCGCGATAATGGCCTGTGCCGTCTGCTGCTGTGCCGCCACCATGGCTTCCTCGCCCGGTGTCAGGTAGCTGATTTCAGGCCCCCCCATGTCGTCGCCTTCCATGGGTTCTGCCGTGGCACGGGCGCGAATGCTGGACTTCATGCTGGCCTCGCGCATGGTGTTGACGTGGCCTTGCCGGTCGGACACGAACTTGAACTGCGCCAACTGCATGTCGCGCTGGTGCTTCATGTCTTCGGCTTGCTGCTGGCGGACCATTTGCTGCTGCTGGGCTTCGGCGTCCATGGCCATTTGTTCCCGCTTGGCCATGAGGATGAGCGCCTGCTTTTCCTTTTCCGCCTCAATCTGCACCATGGCGGGGTTGGGCTGCTGCTGGGCCATTTGCGCCTGCTGTTCCTGCGCCTGCTTCAGCTTGTCCAGAAGCAAGCGCTTCTTGGGCAGGCTCGAGGCTTCAATCAGCACGTCGGGCGGAATCGGCATGCCCGCTTGCACCAGTTCGGCCAAACGCTGGAACTGCTCTTCCTGAATGACTGCCGTGTCCGGGGTGCTATCGATGACAATGTCCACATCCATGTCGGCGGGTGCGTTCTGCATCTGCATGGCAGGCTGTCCCGTCATCGGGTCAATCTGCGGCATGCCCGTCATGGGGTCCATGGCAGGCTGGGGCACGTTCAAGCCCACGAAGCGCGGGGCATTCTCGTCGTCCGTGACCCGTATCCACTTCGGCTCGTTCCAAAACTGCTTGATGGCGTCCCAGAAGGCCCGATAGCACCGCAGCGTCCAGTCGTCAAACTGCGCCAAGAGCGGGGCCTGTTCGGTGAGACCAGCCTGCTGTTCGGCCAGAATGGCGCGGCCCGATTGGCTCGCCCCCTGCCGACCGACAATGCCAGGCGTCGGGCTTTGGCGGCGCATTTCTTCCTTGGCGTCCCGCAAGAGTTCCAGATGACCGGGAGCCAAGTTCCGGTCGCCCAGCTCTTCAATCTGACCCTCGCGCGCTTCGATAATCCCGTCCGGCTTCGCCCACTGCTGCCTGACCGTATCAATGTCGATGACGCCGGGGTCAACCCTGAGCTTGGCCACGTTCAGGATATGCACGGCCTTGCTTCGCGCCTTGTTGATGGCGTCCTGCGGCCCGAGCATGTCGCGCACGATGCCATAGCGGCAGTTGTCGATGTCGACGTAAGCCGACTGCGCAAGGATGGCACAGCGCGGGCGTCCGGTCTTGCTGTCCAAGAACGGGCTTGGGCCGCTTTCCAGAATGCCGCCCGAGACGAAGACGCACTTCTCCCAATCGCCGCCTTTGCGCTTGTACATCTCAAAGCACATGATGCGGCGCGCTCGGCTGTCCACCCACGCCCAGCCGTCTTTCGGTCGGTCGCGGTAGGTGTCGGAAGCACTCTGGTCGTAATTGAACGATGTGCGGATGGTTTCGGCTTGGTCAGGGTAGAGGTCGATGATGTCCTGCTCATCCATCCACTTCGCGATGCCCATGTACCTTGCGTCACCAAAGTCCGTGTCGCGGCTGTACGGGTCATAGAAGAACTCTTCAGGCCGGATGCGGCGCAGGCCAATCTCAGCCCCTTCCGCCATTTCCGTCACGCCCGCGCAAATGCCCCAGACCAGAAAGTCCTTCAGGCAATCGCGGCGCTTTGATTGGAACCGCGTCACGTCCGCCACATAGCGCAGCCCGTCCGTGGCGACTTCGGCACTATCTTGGTCCTTCGGTGTGCGGCCCCACCCCTTCGGGTCGGTTCTTCCGCGTTCCACAATGCCGATGATGGCGTTGACCGCAGGCTTCACATGATTGAACGCAAGGGCGGGCTGGCCACGCGCCTCGAGCGTGCGGCGTTCGGCGTCGGTCCACTGGATGCCGTCATAGTAGTTCTGCCAGACCTGAGCGTCCCGGCGCGCGCGGTCCAGCATATCCATGGCGACCGTGGCTTTGCGCTTCAGGTCGGCCAGATAGGCGTCCGCTTCTTTCTGGTCATAAGCCATTATGCTGTCTTCCAGTTCTGCTGTGCCGCCAAGGACCGCGTGCGGGCATAGCGGTCTTCACCCTTGGGAGGGGCCGCCAGCCTGTAAACGGCACTCGACGTGTCAGCGACCGCGCGCCCGATAAGGCTGCAAGCGTCCACTGCGTCGTCATGCTTGCCAGCCGGAAACCGCACCAACTGGTCAATGATGTCATTCGCCCACGGGGCTTTCGGAAACGCTACTTTCCCGTTTGCAGCTAGAGCTTGAAACGCCCGCGCCCGCGTGGGCTTGTCGTGAATGGAACTGACCCACTCCATTGCAACCCATGTCTTGCGTTCGGTCATGCGGCGGTCGAGGACACCCTCGATGGCCCGCTTGATGACGCCCGCTTCAGAAAACCAGATGAGCGGCTTGTGCTTCGCTACCAGGTCCAACTGCTTGTCTATCCAGACGCTGGCATTCGTCTGCCCGCGCCACCAATCCAGCGCATAGATGGTGCTGTCGGGACCGATGCCCCAGACTGCATGCTCCGTGTAGTCGCCCCCTTCGTCGGTGACCGCCAAGTCGCTGGTGCCGTAGACGTTGACCTTGGGGAGGTCGTCGTAGCGCCGGAACCAATCGGCCTTGAAGAACGTGCCCTCGTCCGGCTGCGGGTCTTGCTGGTAAAGCGCCGACCAGAAGCGCGGCAGCGTGTTGCGCTTGATGCGTTGCAGGGCCTCAATCGGATAGGCTTCCGGCCACAAGGCGTGGCCTTCGTCGTCGATGGCGGGCAATTCCACCACTTCCCACTTGTCGCCGCCGTTGGCTTGCTGCTCAAGCAAATAGCCCGACAGGTCGTCTTCGTGCATGCGGTGGTTGATGAGGATGATGGCCCCACCCGGCATAAGTCGGTTGTAGACGCTGCCCTGATACCAGTCTTTCACCCTGCGTCGTTCAACTTCGCTTTGGGCGTCGGCCATGGAGCCGAAGGGGTCGTCGATAATGAACTCGTCCGCGCCCTTGCCGAGAATCTGCGAGCCAACACCAACCGCATAGAATATTCCACCGTGCCTTGTGTGCCAGCGGCCTGAAGCCTGGCTGTCGTCGGCGAGTTCGACGTGGGGGAACAGTCTTCTGTAGGGTTCGTCCCGGATGATGTTCCTGACTTCACGTCCGAAGTCATGGGCGAAGCTTTCTGATGCACTGGCACTGATAATCTGGCGGGTTGGGTTGCGGCCCAACACCCAAGCCGGATAGCGCCGTGAGGCGATTTCCGATTTCCCATGGCGCGGGGGCACCAAGAGCATAAGCCGGTCAATTTCGCGCCGCTCGACCCGTTCCAAGTGTCCGGCAATGACCCGGTGGTGGTTTGCGGTCTTGTACCGGTCGTAGGTGAATTCCGTGAACTCAATGAGGCTTTGTCTTGCCGTCCTGCGGCGCAGCAGTTCCGTCGCGGCCTGAATGTCGTCGGGCAATGATTGCAGCGAGTTCGCTGTCTGTAAGTTCGGCAATGGGGCGTTCATTGGTCGTTGTTACGTCCACGCTTTGCGGGGCTTTGCCGTCAATGCGGTCAGCGATTTCCTTGAAAGCAGCAAGGTCGCCTTCGACGGCCTTCTCGACAACAGCAGCCGCGGCAATGGCAAGTTTCTTGCGCCCTTGCGGGTCACCTTCCTGCACTCTGTTGACAGCAATCAGCAGCGCATCGCGAATGAGTTTGTCCCGCTTGTTGCCTGAAGACGCACTGCCCATAATAATCTTCTAACCCGTTGATATTGAAATATTCTTTCGCGCCCTCGCCGAGCATTTTACACTTTATTGCGCAACCGGCTCCACGTCATGGCAAGGCGGCCCCGAATTGATTGTCGGCAACGATGTAATCGCTGGCGGCGACGATGGTGTATGTCGTGCCTTCAAATAAATTGTCGGTGACAATCCAGTGCGTTACCCCGGCGATGTTCAAGTACACCTCATAAGCAGTGCCCGTGCGTGGCGGTGTGTTGTCAAACGCATTGCCCGAAATTCGACCCGACTTGCTGACGTTCGACAGGACGTGGTTTTCCTTGTTGTTGCGGAAATTGTTTCCGCTAATCAGCAGCGCGGCCCCAGAGGCCGGGCCATTTGTGCGAACGCCTATGAAGTTGTCCACGATTCGGTTGCCGATGATGTGCGTGACTTCGCAATTGACCAGTTCAATTCCGATGCGATTGTTTCGCGCATTGGGCTGACCTGATGCCCCGGTGGCACTGCTGACATACTGGTTGGTGATGTTTACGTTTGTGCAATCGTCCAAATAAATTGCATACTCTCCCGTGCCGTCGTCCGTATCAGTGCCGGTAGTGCCGTTGTTGGTTCCACCAAGGTCACAGCCGCCCCCCACAATGTTTACGGCGTCAAACCCCTTCATGCGAATATCGATTTTCTTGAAGACGCTCGTGCATGCGTTGATGAAAATCGAATTGCTGATGCCGTCGCCAGTGGTGTCGTCTGCATAAACGAAATAATCACCGAGCTGCGACACGACGTTATGTATGCCGAAAAAATTTGTGCCCCTGAAGAATACAAAGTCTGAGGTGTTGTTGTACAAGAACCCGCCAGCGACATTCCCCGTCGCCCAAGAAATCTCCACCCCGCGCCAGAAACCCCTGATTTCGCAATCGTTGAGCGTAATCTTGCTGTTATTGCTGTCTGCGTTTGTGCCTGCCCACTTGATTGCAATTGACGAGCCAGCACCGCTGAGTTTTTCAAACCAGACGTTTTCAATCATCATATTCGTCCAGTTGGCATTGTTGCCGCGCAAGTGCTCAAGCATGATGATGTTGCTGCTTGTGAAGAGGCGAACGTCACCGCTGCCCTTCCACTGAATCCTGCGTCCCTCTGGAATCGAAACCGCTGCGTCGAATTTGTAATTGCCCGGCGGGATGACCAAATTCGAGAATGCGTTACCAGACCCGCTTATCGTGGCATCTACTGCCGCCTGGAATGCCGTGTTGGCTGCGGTGACTCCAGCCCTGTCAGCCCCGAATTGCAGGATGTTTATTTCCTGCGCTTCGGAAAGTTCCCAACGCTGCCCGCCAGAGCTTGTGATGTATTTTGTGTTCACCCCTGCGGTTGGCGTTCCGGCCACTCTTTTGTAAAGCGCGCCACCGCCATCGCCGACTGCGTTATAACCAGAAGTGCGGATGTGATTGATGCCTGCGTCAATCGTTGCACTGTTTACCGCCGTGACCGTGTCAAACTGGCCAACCATGCCCTGCGCAGTGGCAACGGAAATGGCTGTCGGAACGGCGGTGGATGCCGTACTGTTGGCGACAAAGGTGCGCGCGCCTTGCGTGGCGAGTTTGCTCAAAGCAATTGCGGCGCTGGCATTGACATCGCCGTCCACGATGACACCAGAACCAATCGCCGTGACACCGGCATTGCTGACTGTCACGTCACCGGTCAGGGCGGTCACGGTTGGGACGTTTGAGGCGTTGCCCAACAGCACGCTGCCGCCCGTCATGCTGGCCAGCTTGCTGTACGCAATAGCCGCCGAGGCATTCACGTCGGCGTCTACAATGACGCCAGTGCCGATAGCAGTGGCGAACGACCCCGTGCCCGACCCCGTCACGTCGCCCGTGAGGGTAATCGTCTGGTCACCGCTGTTGGTTCCCGTCAGGCCCAGGTCGGTTTTCAGGGTCGCAAGCGTGTTGACTTCAGGCGCGCCCGAACCCGCTGTCTTTCTGTAAATCAGACTTGAGGTGGCCATGTTGGCCATTTGCGATAGACCAACCGCCCCCGCTGCAATCGTCGTGGCAAACGAGCCGGTTCCGGAACCAGTGACGTTGCCGGTCAGTGTAATCGTCTGGTCGCCAGAATTGGTGCCGGTCAGCCCCAAGTCAGTCTTGAGGGTCGCCAGTGTCTGCACTTCCGGGTCGCCCGTTCCGGCGCTCTTCCGGTAAATCACACTGGCCGTCGCCATGTCGGCCATTTTGGCCAAAGTCACGGCGTTGTTATCAATCGTCCAGACCGTGCCAGTGCTGGAAACCGTGATGTCGCCATAATCCGCGTCACTGACCGGGCCACCGCCACCCCCACCACCTGGCGGGGTTGCCCATGTGCCGTCAGCACGCAGGAAGTTCGTCGTGCCGCCGCCGCTGGCCGGGGTGACACCCTTCAGCGTGTCGGTGAAGACGTTCAGGCTGGCGACCGCAGTCGGGTCCAACGTCCACGTTGAACCGGCACTGGAAACGATAACGTCGCCCTTGTCGCCGTCGAGCGCCGTAGTCCCGCCGCCGCTACCAGCCGTTAAAAAAAAAGCGGGGTTTGCCGCGCGAGGCTGGATATAGACCCGAAATTGTTCAGTATCGCCGGCGGAAGTCTGCACCCGGAAATCGACGTGGCCATAACCAGCCAAGCGCTGGGTCAGGCGGGTCGTCGTGTTGGACGCATTGGAAATCACAACCCCGGTCGGCGTCCTTGTGACTAGGACAATGGTCGCGCCGTCAAGGTAAGCTCCCATATCGACAATATAGGTCAGGTTGTCGTCGTCTTCTTGGTAGGCCAGGAACTCCTGCGGGTTGATGACGGACAGACCACGGGTGGCATGGCGCTTGTTCTGGGCCAGCAATATGGTCCGGTCAGCCATGCACACACCTGAAAAAAACAGGCGCGCGCAAGGCCCGAGGCCCGCGAACGCCTGTTCAAGTTTGTCGTAACGGAGGAGGAGAAACGGCGGGCAAACGCGAATCAGTACGCAGTTCGCCCGCTACACGTTTTCTGAATTAGTTCTTTTTTGCGTGCAAGCGGATTTATGTCCTGAAGCCATAGTGCTTGGCCAAGGCGGTCGCTGCATGGCGCAGGAGGTTCAGGGCTTCGTTGGGTGAACCCCCGTTGTGCTGCATCATCCACCGCCCGGCGCTGATACCTGACAGGGCGACCGCGTCCACCAACTGGACCGCATGACGGTGCAGGGTTATGAGGGCCGAGATAGCATGGTCACGGCGGGCTTGGGCGGCAAGGCGGGTATTCGACAGGTCACCCGTCGCCCCGCTGATGGCTTGCTGGTAGCTGCCGACACAGGCGGGAAGCAGCCCCGCCAGGTAGGCGTCGGCATGCCAACGCTTAAGGGCGTCGGCTTCGTGGCTGTCGATATAGCCCCGACGAAGATACCAATCCGGCATGTCCTGTTCGACCCGAACGCGCTTCACTTTCGAGCGGGGGTCGGGCTGTTCAAAGACCCAGTGCGCATGGGTTCTGGCTTCGTCTGGGCCGTAGTCGGGGGGCTGGTTGTCGGGCTGGCGCTTCATGGTTTGGTTCTGCAATTTTGCTGTGAGATGGCACGCTGTGCCGCAACGCTGGCCTTCAGGGCCTCGCTGACGCCCGGAAACTGACTGGCGGGTGCAGCGCTAGCCGAAGGTGCCTCCCCGCCGTCCACGACCTTCTGAAAGCCACTGTCGGCCTTCCAGCGAAGGACTTGTGCTGCGCGGTGCGCCATCTCTTCGGCTTCGGTTCGCCCGTCGCGGCAGAAATCTTGCTCAAGCTGAAGATGGCGCGGCAGTCCCGGTGGCGGCATCTGCTCGCGCATGATGTCCACCAGATTGGCAACGGTGGGCCAGTAGGTCGAGCGGCGGATGTGTTCGGTCAGCGCGGCGTTCAGCCGTTCGGCGGGATAGGCCCCGAGGCTTGCGTGCCATTCCGCCGCCATCAGCCGCATGTCCGCGCCTCGTCGCTCGCCGTAATTCGCCAAACAGCGGGCCAAGAGCCTGGCAACGTCAGTCGATGACGCGCGCTGCGGCAAACCCGTGGCGGGCAATGTCGGAAAGCTGTTCGAGTTGCGATTTTCCGCTAATTCGTTGACCATTTCGCGCTCCGTGGGCGTTCAAGGCCCAGTTAATCCACGTCCGTTTCCAGTCGATTTTCGTAGCCCCGCCGCCGCTTTTTGCGGCCCAGTAGTTGGCGAATTTCGTGGCCTCGGCGCGCAAGTCGATGGCAGGCAACTGGCCTTCAATCCGCGCATTTTCGCCGTCTTCCAGCCAATCGTCGGGCACGACCGCGTCGGCAGGCCAGCGGGTTCCGCGAACTTCCCGGCTTGGTTTTTTCAAAACGGGCTTGGCAAGGATTTGGGGTTCTGGTGGGTCAGCGCGAACTTGTTCGCGCGCCTCTCTAATCTTCTCTTCTCTATTCTTATCTGTATCTACTCTTATCTGCGCCGTTTCTGAAACGTTACACGGCGTTTCATCGTGCGCCTCATTGAGTTTTTGGCGCTTTTGTCGGAATTTTCTAACCCGGTCGGTTGAATTATCGCTGCTCTTCTGGTGGTCGTCCCAGTCGTGCAAGCGCAGCCCTGCGTTACCAACACGAACAATGAGTCCGTTTCTCTGTAACGTTGCAAGAAACGTTTCAACCTGCGTTTCACCAAGGCGCATTGTCCAAGCAATGTCAGCCACTGAAGGCAAGCGCCCATCATCGTCTGACAGGCAGAGGCAGTTTGTCCAAAACCCAACCACCTCAAGACCCAGGCGTTGAAGTTTCGGGTTGTTGACAGTCCCCCGATAAAGGCGAAGCCATGGCTGGGCCATTCAAAATGCCTCCGCGAGTTGCTTGTTCTGCAAGGCCAGTGGCTTTGCCGTGTTCAGGATGATGCCGGCGTCGTTCAGGTCCGCGATGGGAACGCAGCGCCCCCACGTGTCGTTCAACTGGTCGCGTCGGCTCTGGGGCTTTTCCTCGTAGCGGTAGAGGTTGCCTTCGCTGAAGGCCCACTGCTTCAGGGCGAAGAAATCCAGCGTGTGCAGCTCATCCCGGTCGAGGAAGTGGTAGAGAAGCAAGTCGGCCTTCAGCTTGAACATCCAGCCTGGGTTCGACCCGCGTTCGGCATGTGAATGGCGGTTCTGCAAATTGCGGTTTGACCACGTCTCGAGAAACAGGTTCCCCGTGTATCGGCTTTCAGCCTTCACCTCGACCGAGCGAAGGAAGCCCTGCTTGTTCGTGAACAGCATGTCGCCCACGGTTTCCTGCAAGGCCATGGCGAGCGGCCCCTTGTCGTTCCAGACAAGCTGCCCGTCCGTCTTCTCTTTGAGATACGGGCGCAGGATGGTCATGCTCTCGACTTCGACCATGCGGGCGGATTGGAAGGCTGACATTACCGCCTCACCGCCTTGTTGATTTTGAACCGTGGCACCCCGCCGACCATGTCGGAGCGGATGCCGATAACCGTGTGCGCGCTTTCGGTCTTTCCCTGGCTTTCGATTTCCACGTTGACCAGATAGCCCCGGTCCGACCAGTAGGCCGTGATAATGCGGGCGAGCGCCTTTGCGCCCTCGACATTGCACCAGTCGCGTGTCGGCAGTTCTTTCATGCTTCCACCACGTCGATATTGAGCAGCGCCTTCATGAGTTTGACCTTGAGGCGATAGGTCGGTGTGCGCACACCCTTCACGTCCAGAACGACGCGGGCCTGCTTTGCCTTGTCGAAGAAGATTTCGTCGGCCACGTAGTCGCAAATGTGGTGCCCGTTGATTTCCAGCCTGAACCGCTTCTGGCGTTCGAGGTGGCTAATCTCACCCGCCTTCTCGCGCAGCTTGGATACGCACCAATGCTGGTATTCACGCTGGCTGGCAAAGCGGCCTTCTTCGGTCGTCACTGGCTTGGCGCGATATTTGTTCATGGTTGCGCGGCCCCGGCCAGAGGGTGAAACCGGAGCCGCGCGGGCACTGCACCGCCGGGCACGATTAGGCTGTGCAGTGCGTTGTTCATATGCCAGCCGCCTTTGTCAGACTTGCAGCCTTCTCAGCCGTGGCACTGGGCATGGGCTTATCAAGAACCAGCGCCGCCGGGTCACGTACCGGCGTGCCCTTGATTTGCGCCGAGCAAATGCGCCAGTGCGCAAGTAGGCGGTCAACCAAGTGCTGCTTCTTGGACATGGTGCCCAGACCGATAAGCGGGTCGCGGTTCACCTCGTCGATAATCTTGGAGATACTGTCGGCAGTCATTTCCTGAATGCCGCTTTCGCGCTTGATAGCTTCAAGCAGTTTCATGCTTCACCTCTTCCGTTTGGGGTTGACCCACCAGTTCAGCCAGTCGTTTCGCGCTGGCTTTTCTTGTCTGCCACTGGATTTCCCGCTGCGTGGGAACGCGCGGCAGCTTGGGCAATCGCGGCGGTCGCGGCGGATTGATTGGCGGGCACATGGTCGGCTGTGCCAGGTTGTGCATGACCGTCGTGTGGTCCTTGCCGCCGAAATACTGACCTATGCGCGGATACGACCAGCCCCGCACTTCGCGGATACGACGCATGGCGTCACGGCGCGCATAGACATACGGGCGCTTGCGCTCGTTGCTGCACAGGTCGGCAAAGGTGATTGACGTGGCATTCAGCGTGTTGTGCCACCACAGGATTTCTTCGACGAGCGAGCGGGTATCCTGACCCGGTGTGCGAATGTCGTCCTGAATCTTGCGCGCGTTCCAGATTGTCGATTCGGGGACACGAAGGCGAAACGACGCCTGCCGCGTGCATTCATTGTGAATTGGTAAATTTGATTGCGCGCATTCTTCCTTCACGATGACCATGTATCGTTCCCCCTATTCTGCTGCTGACTGCTCGAATGCGCGGCGCGGTCCGGGCTTGCTGGTTTCCAGCAGGCTGTCGGAAATGGCGAACTTGTTTTCGCCCGCAAGGCTGATGACGCGCGGGATGACCCACGCAGGGAGCCTGTTCGACTTCCGCCAGTTTGAGACGGCGGACGGGTTCACGGCAAAGAACACAGCGGCCTTGGAGGTTCCGCCTATGCGCTCGATTAGCTGGTCTACAGTTGTGATTTTCGTCATGTCGCCAGTCTATTCAAGCTGCTTGAACAGTGTCAAGACCCCTGAATGTGAACTGACAGCGCGCCCGACTGAAAACATCATGTCGCCATGAATCAACGTTCCTCACTCCCCGCCATTGCCAAGCGTCTCGAATTGACGCGGACGGTTCTCGGGCTGTCGCAAGCCGAATTTGCCGAAGGTGCAGGCATAGCCAGGAACACCTATAATCAGTGGGAGAAGGCCAAGGGCAGGCCGCAGTTGGATGGGGCGATGGCGCTGTGCCAGACCTATGCCCTTACCCTTGACTGGATATACTTTGGCGAAAAAGCGGGCCTGAGCTATGCGCTCGCCCAGAAGCTCAACACCGCCGCTTGACAAAATTTGCAGACTGAATCACGGCGACCTACCGCACCGTCAGGCATATTGCTAAAATTTTAATTCAGGCTGCTTGAACTTTTCGCTTGCATGATTCAAGCGGCTTGAATACAACAACCACGTCACAACGGAGGACGTGGACAATGACATTCAAGAAGAAACAAGACTGGACACCCGGCGCGACGGTGCGCGTTGGGTTCATGACGCTGACCGTCGTTCGCAAGGTGGCGACACCCGGTGACTTCCACCCTGACGTTTATCACCTGACCGCCACGAACGGGCGCGCATACACCTTCCAGCCGCATCACGGTCTGTCAGCTGGTCACCACGCCGGCGCGGGGGAAATGTCATGACCCCGGAGCGTTTCAGCGCAGCGGTCGTTATCGCTGCCATTTTCTTTGGCGCGGGTCTGACCGCCTTCAATATCGGGCGATACGACGCCCAGCAGCGCATTTCGTGCAAGGCGCTGAAGCCCCTCACCCTGCCAGTGAAGGGGACGCTGCCATGAAGAACCGCGCACAAATCGAAGAAGCATGCCAGCACCCTGACTTGCTGGCCGCAGCCGAACAACTGACCGTCGCGGAGAACCTGAAGAAGGAACTGGCCGCCGAGCGTCATGTAAGCACGGCGAAGGCTGTCGCTTATGAAATGGCCCTCACCCAATGGGCGCGCGCAAGCATGAAGTTTGAGCGGCTCCTGTCGGAGGCGCTGGCATGACCAACGTCACCAACCTGTTTTCAGAGACGGAGCGCCTGAGCAGTCAGGACGCTTTGAAGAGCGCCATCAGGCAGCAACTCGCAGCAGCGATTGGAATCCTGCAGCGCGAGGAAACCCCAGACGCGGACATATTGTTTGTCCTGCGCCGCATGGAAGAGGCCGCGAACCTTGTTCGCGTCATGTACGAAATGCGCGAATTGAAGGAGGATGTCCGTGTATAAAGATTACGTGGGTCCAGACAGCAAGTGGCTGGACGAAGACGTGGACGACATCGCCGCCGTTCAGCAGCAAATCGAAGCCCTTCGCCGACTTGTCAACCGCCTGAAAATGAACAGCGTGGCGGGCAAGAAGTGGCAAGAAGAAATCTACGATTTGCTGGAAGTCGCACTGCACGACAGCAGCACTGAATGGCTGGTCCAGAAGGGTCGTGACCTGACGGCCATTCGGGAGCCGTTCTGATGGACAGGCGCGGTTATATCGGCGGGTCAGACGCAAACATTATCCTGTCGGGCGATGCACAGCGCATTGCCCGGCTGGTCGCGGAGAAGCGCGGCGAAGTGGAACCGGAAGACCTGTCCCGGTCGCTTCCGGTTCAGCTTGGCGTGTGGACGGAGCAGTTCAATCGGAACTGGTACGAACTACAGACCGGGAACCAAGTGACCGGGGTGGACGAAGTCTGGACGCACCGGGACCATACGTTTATCCGCGCCAGGCTGGACGGATTTGTGGGCGACGCAGTTTATGAAGCCAAGCACGTCAATCCCTTCGGCGATATCGAAGCGGTCGTGCAGCGGTACATGCCGCAGCTTCACCACTACATGACGGTGACGGGAAAGCGCTCGGCAATACTCAGCGTACTGGTCGGCACGCAGCGGTGGGAATGTTTCACCGTCGATTACGACCCGTTTTATGCCGACTTGCTTTTGAACGCCGAACTTCAGTTCTGGAACAACGTCCAGAATGGCGGGGACGTGACCCCAGTCACGGCAGAACCACCCAAGCCCCGCAATGCGAAGCTGAAGGTGGACATGACGGGCCACAATGAGTGGGCCATTCTGTCTGGCGTCTGGGCGGAAACCACCGACGCGGCCAAGCGCAACACATGGGCCGTGAAGGAGCTGAAAGCATTGGTGCCAGCAGACGCCGCCGAAGCAATCGGTCACGGCGTGATTATCAAGCGCGCGGCGAATGGCAATCTCAGCATAAGGGCTGCGAAATGAAGCGCCCCGCAATCAGCGCCAGCATGAAGCTGGAAGCCCTGAAGGCGGGCCAGGTTCAGGCGGCTTGCTATATCTGCAAGCGCGTCTGTCCGTGGGACCAGTTCCACTTTGACCATATTCAGGCGCTTGTGGATTCCGGCACCCACGAAGCGAGCAATTTAGCGGTGATTTGTGTATGGTGTCACCGTGACAAGTCGGCGTTCGAGCACCAGCGAAACGCCAAACACAAGCGCCTGAAAATCGCGCGCGAACTGCACGAAAAGATTGTGTCGGGCGAAATGGACCGCCCGCAAAGCAAACTGAAAGGCCGCAAGTTCAGCGGCTGGCGGAAGTTCAACGGGGAAAGGGTGAAGTCATGAACATGGAACATGGAAACGCCGCGCTGTTTGCGGCATTGGCCCAAGCGCAGGGCGCAGTCGAAAACGCCACGAAGGGTTCAATCAACCCGCACTTCAAGTCCAGATATGCCGACTTGGCGGAAGTGTTGAACACGGTACGCCCGGTCTTTTCGGCCTATGGGCTTGGTATCCTGCAATCCAGCGCCTTTGACGGCGCGACCGTGTCGGTCACGACGACAATCACGCACAAGGACGGCGGCTATGTCAGTTCGACGGCAAGCTGCGTTCCGGCCAAGTTCGACGCGCCTGGCATTGGGGCTTGCACGACCTATCTGCGCCGCTATGGCCTAGCCGCCATGACGGGCGTGGCGCAGGAAGACGACGACGGCAATGCTGCTTCTGGCCGACCAAGCCAGCCTGCCGACAATGCCCGCCAGCCCGACCGCAGTCAGGCGGCGCGTGCGTTCGTGACGGAAAGCATTAAGGCCATTGGGTCACTGCAGACTGAAACCGCGCTGGACGATTGGTACGCCGAAAACGCACCGAAGCTGGCGAGGCTGAAGGAAAGCTACGCCGACGAAGCCAAAATGATTGCGGGCGCGTTGGCCGAACAGCGCAAGGCGCTGGTCAGGGTGGCGGCTGAATGAGCAACACCCGCCCCCAATCTGAATTGTATCGCGAAGCCGCCATGAAGTGGGCTGACTTGGACGCCGCCGCGCGCATGCTTGAGGAAGGCAAGAGTGCCGTCCTAAGCCAGCGCATGACGGCACTGGGGGACATGGCCGTCAGCAAGGCGGAACTCACCGTCAAGGCCAGCGACTTCTGGTCGGACTATATCAAGAAAATGGTGCGCGCCCGGACATTGGCGAACCAGGCGAAGGTCGAAGTCGAGTTTCTCCGCATGCGCCATTGGGAAGCCACGCAAGACCGCGCGGACCATAGGTATGAGGCCCGAATGTCATGAGGCGAAAAATGCCAAGCAGGGAACAGATTGCAAGATATTGGCGTGACCATTCAGGTCGCGAGAAATTTCGGGACGTACATGGCGACGATTGCTTTGCTTGCGGCGATACGTTGCGCCTTGAGCGGTGCCATATCGTACCGAAACACAAAGGGGGGACGGACGCGGTCGATAACTTGCACGTCCTGTGCGCGACCTGCCATGTTCACTCTGAAAATATCGCCGACTATTGGCATTGGTTTGACGGTAAAAAACTGGATTGCGGAATTAATCGCATATTGTCGTCTTACTCGCCTGAATCCATATGGGCAATCGCTGGCAAAAGGCTGTTAGCTGTCGGCATTTCGCATGAGGAATTTTTAGAATCATTGCGGGCTTGCCGCGAGGCCCGAATGTCATGACCAACACCCCCGACCCTTCACGTCTGGAGCGCCTGATAGCTGCATTGCTTGCTTTGCTGGCAGACAGGGAAGCCACGATTAAGGGGCTGCGGCGGGAACTGGACAGGAAGGACGAAGAGCCATGACCGCGCACCCCTGCCCCAACTGTCGCGGCACTGGAATTGTCCGTCCGCACCGGAAGCTAACCGACGAACAGGTTTCCAACATGCGCCGTGACCTGGACGCGGGCGAGGCGTTGGCGTCGGTTGCCGCGCGCTATGGGGTGGCACCCAGCACGGCAGGGGCTATTCGCGACGGGCACTTGAGGAAGGAACGAAGGGTATGACCGTCAGGCCCGCGCGTATCTTGGTCGCCTGTGAGTTTAGCGGCGTAGTCCGTCGCGCCTTCCGCGCCAAGGGGCATGACGCATGGAGTTGTGACTTGCTTCCGGCGGAAGATGGGAGCGAGTTCCACATTCAGGATGATGCTAGGTTCGTTGCATATGGGGGGGGGTGGGACATGATGATAGCGCACCCGCCCTGCACTCACTTGGCCGTTAGTGGGGCTAGATGGTTCAAGGAAAAGGCTGCGGAGCAGAACGCGGCGCTGTCGTTCGTGTGGGTGCTATTGACGGCCCCCATTAAGCACATTGCCTTGGAAAACCCGGTCAGCATCATCTCAACCCGCATCAGGAAGCCAGACCAGTGCATCCAGCCCTACGAGTACGGGCACGGGGAAACCAAGAAGACCTGCCTCTGGCTCAAGAACCTGCCGAAGCTGGTCCCCACCAACATCGTGGAAGGCCGCGAGGCGCGCGTGCACCGGATGCCGCCTGGGCCTAACAGGTGGAAGGAACGCTCGCGCTTTTATCCCGGCATTGCCGCCGCAATGGCCGACCAGTGGAGTGGGTACGTCATGGAAGGATTGAACGCAGCATGATCCAGCGCACCACCAAGACAACGGTTAAAATGCAACTAAGGGAAATGAGGCGTCAGGTCCGCGTTTCACTGCGAAAACGGCACTACGCCAAGTATCGATACGCACGCGCGTGGCTGAAGGCGCACGCCGCATTGCTGCGGGAGACTGCGCAGTGACGCTGTACACAGGCTCCGGCTCCCTACCCCATCACGTCTATTGCCTGGTAGACCGCGCGCATGTGCGGAAAGACGGCCAAGGCTTTGAGCCTTGCGTCTGGTTTGGTCTTCGATCGTATCCGGCGCGGGCGTGGGGGTGCCACGTCATGCTCGAATGTGGCGCGGTGGTGAGGGATCTTCCCCTGCACGCGTTGGCTCACGGGGAAAGCCCTGCGCCATGGACAGTCAAGCAGGCCCAGACGTGGGATTGCTACGGGTGGCAATTCAGCCTGCATGCCTACAGCTACCTGCACGGGCTGGAGGCGCGCGCCAAGTGTGATGGAGAAGAGGCGCGCGGAGATTACCTGTTTACTGCCTTGCCGATCGGCGATGGGTACACAGCCGATCCGGGCCAGAGCAAAGAGTTCATGTTCCTGCGATTGAACAACGGAAGGTTTACGGCGCAGCCTACCAACCATGTCTTGTTCGACGAGGCATCTTTTACCGAAGATGAGGGGTGGCCAGTGGACATCCAGCGGCAAACAGAAGTGTGGGCGTGTGAGTGGAGGGATGCAGATGGGAATTGAATTGAAGCGCCCGATCGAGCGCCTGGCTTATCGCCGGCCAGAAGCGGCCGCGGCACTGGGTGTGAGCGAGAGCAAATTTCTGGATTGGGAAAGAAGGGGGATTATGCCACGCCCCATCCACGTTGATGGATGCCGTCTGTACGATGCCGAACAAATCCGGATTGCGTGGGAAGCGCTCAAGGACGGATCCGAGCCGCCGGCATTTGATAATTCAAACCCCTATGATGTGGCATGATCAAGCAGGTCTCCCTTCCCTTCCTGCACGTCTACAAGGACCGGCATGGCCGGATCCGGAGATATGCAAGGAAGAGGGGGCGGAAGATCACACTGCGGCTGGATCCCACGGATCCGGGGTTCCTGGCAGAATATCAAAGAGCCATTGATCTTCTTGACCAGAAGGTTGAAACGGCAACGCCTCAGTCATGGAGCGCGCTTGTTGTTGACTATCTTTCCAGCGCTCATTTCCACCAGCTTGCCCCGCGCACCCGTGCCGAAAATCGTCGTGAGGTGGATCGGATCAGGATGAAGTGGGGGCCTCTTCCCGTTTCGCGCCTCGAGCCGCGCCACATCCTGAAGTGGCAGGATGAGATGAAGACCTTTCCGGGCCGCGCCAACAACATGCTGGCAACCCTGAAAATGCTTCTCGCGTTTGGCAAGACAAGGGGCTACCGGCACAACTCGCCGGCGGATGGGATCCGGGAATTGAAGTCCGGCAAATACCGCTCATGGACGGAAGGGGAGATCGGGGCCTTTGAGGCAAGGTGGCCACAAGGAACGCGCGAGCGGCTGATCTTTGACCTCGCATTGTATACGGGGCAAAGGCGCTCGGACCTGCTGGCAATGACCAGGGCGCACATCTCAAATGGGGTGGTGGGCGTGATCCAGCAAAAGACGGGGGAGCGGGTTGCGATACCTATCCACCCTGCCCTGCAGGCCAGTCTCGACGCCTACCCGTCCAAGGGCCTTCACCTACTCCAGCGGCTGGATGGGAAACCTCTGGGGGTCCGGGATCTGTCACAGATCTTTGCCGGCGCCGTTGAGGCTGCAGGGCTTCCTGCCGCTTGCGTGCTTCATGGCCTCAGATACTCGGCCGCCAGACGGCTGGCAGACGCTGGGGCAACGCCGCATGAGATCATGGCGATTACGGGCCACAGAACCTTGGGCATGGTGGAGAAATATACCCGCGAGGCCACGAAGGACATTCTGGCAAAGAAAGCGATCAAGAGATTGCGCGCAGGAACGGGAACAGAACCTGAAGGTGGCTAACCTTGGGGCTTGATGGTGGCTAACCTATCCAGCGGAACAAGACTAAGCCATTGAAATAATTGGTCGGAGCGACAGGATTTGAACCTGCGACCCCCAGTCCCCCAGGGCGGCGAAATGGCTTATATGTCAACGACATGGGGTGGCTAACCTGCCCCATATTCGGCATGAAC